CTCTAAATATTTCGTCGTCGATATGTGGTCTCATAATTATGCTTTGTATGTGGTAAAGTTTTTCATGTTGCTTCGTCCCCCAGATGATTTATAATACTTTTTGTTCCTATCCCACTCATCGTTGGAAAAGACCTGAATCTCTCCTCCAGTCTTGTGTGAATAGATCATCACACCCTTTCGATTCTTTTCAGTTTCGCGTGGCGGTGGACAATAAGTTCCTAGAATGTCTTCGATTTTTGCTCTTACTATCATCCAAATATAGTTTCGTAGATGTCTTTCCAACTATTAACTCGAATGATTCCGTCGGGAATATCTTCGTTAATGTTGTATTCATGATTCATAAGAAACGTCGTCAGACCTAGCTCATAACCCATCAGCGCCGTCTTGATCGAATCCTCAACCCAAACATGGTCGGTGTTTCCGGTGTTGTAGTAGATGTCTCTGTACTTTTCAAGGATAGGTTTCTTATCTTTTCCTCGTTTGACACAATCAAGTTTACTGAACGCAGTCGGGCCAAAGAGATTTTTCAGATTCTTTTCGCGAAGAACGTGAGACCTTTTGTTACTTCCCAGAGCAGTAATGCAGTGAAACGTCGTTCCGTGTTCCTCGTGCATCTTTCGAACGTACTTTATCGCGTCCTTATGGGGCGGAAGATGTTCGATCTCCGCTGACATATTAAAGTGTCTAATGTATTTGTCGGATTCCCATTCCGAAAGTCCATACCTTTCGTGGAGTTCGTAAGAAGAGTTTAACTTGCGAAATCCCTCTTCTTCCATCCACTCATTGTAGATCTCGATCCAGTTGACAAGAACGCCGTCACAATCTGTTAGTATCATCATTATGTAGGTATACTATCCTAAAAAATCTAATAAGTCAAGTATTTACTTTGTAAAAAAGATGTAAATTGTCTAACAATACTTCTCGTAATACTCGGTGATTTCGGCAATCAAAGGATCAATCCAATCCTCTCTTTTCTCCTGAAAAATCAAAGGAGTTGGATCGTTATCCACTACCATCAGAATGACCAGATCTTCAATCTCAATATCGGTAAGTTCCTGCAACATAAAGGAGTAGGCACAAGCCTGCATAAAATAGGTTGAGATCTCTTCTCGACTTTTGATGCGAGAGGATGTCTTGAAGTCAATGATGGATAGTTTATTGTCAAACTCTCCGATGAGATCAACACGACCCGCAACTCTCAAAGTATCAGAGTAGAGAGGTGTCTCTTGAGCTACAATGTTATCCACTCTTGCATCAAGGACTTTTCGAATCGTCTTCCAAGAAAAAAGAACGTGCGGCATACTTTCTCCTTTGAGATAATTCTCTTCGTTATTAAGATATCTTTCGGCGATATTGTGTACTGCCGAACCGCGAGTCGCCGCATGATGAGAGATCCGATTTGCCTCTTCTTCTCCTACTCGTCTTCTCCACTCAAGAAGGGCTTCCTTCTTCTTGGCACCAAGAACCGTAGTGATTGACTTCAACTTATTTCCCTGTGGAGTAAGGTAAGTTCTTCCGTTTGGTGTTGTTTCTGCGACTAAATCTTCGTATGGTAGATCAAAACGAACATGATTAAATTTCATCGATTTCATAAACTTCTAATAATATTTCACCTGAGCTGCCGTCATTTCCTTCGGCAATAATAGTATAAACTCCACTATCTAAAGTCAAGACTGTGGCCACACTTGTTACATCATTTGTGGGCATTTCGATTCCTTGAAAGTTAGATACTGACCAGAGAGGAAAGGCACCAAGATTATTTATGTGGTGTATGATTTCCTCGATATTCTCCTCGTCGATCCAGTCGTTCTTTTCCGCAATAAGTTGTGGTCCTCTTCCATCAAATTTGTTTTGGTAAATGGATATTCTTGGATCAACAAGAGGATTCTTTACTCCAATATCTTGTAATTTCTCGCCAATTGCTCGTATCAGAACTCGTTGATTGTTTCCAAGAATAACGAAACCTTGAGTAAAAGTTTCTCCTTCGTCGAGTGTACCTCTTGTTGAAACATTGACAACGCTCTTACTCTTCTCCATGTCTTCCTTATCGAAAAGATTGTACTCGTGATAATTCGTTAAGACTTCTTCTTGTGCTTCGATTGCCGCTTCTTCGATGTCCTCGGCTGTGTACGTCATCGTAATAAAATGATCACTAATGTTCGAAGGATTTGAAGCACCAAAACTATTGAAGGCATAGACACGATATCGATACATCACTTCCGTAGATATTGTTTGATCTACAAAGTATGTAACGTTACGCCCAACAGTCCCAACCTGTTGGTAAGTGTTTCCAGCATCTGATGATCTTTCAATTATAAATCCTTCCTCGTCAGAGGAGTTGTCATTCCATGTCAGAGTCAGTTCGTTAGCTAAAACGTTAATATAGAATAATGAGATAAATGCTGAAAACCACACAACATGATTGTGAAGTTTTCGCATAATCTAATTCTATTTATACTAATCACTGTTCCAACTCTTGGATTTGTTTCTGTTTATTCGCATATTCTTTCGACGTGACTTTTCGAAAGAATCATATTCGCGATATTCGTTCTTCTTCTTAGGCTTCGTTTTTCTCTTCATAGATCATTCTACAATGGAAGTATTCTCCATATTCTTCGATCTTTTCCTTTGGATATCCAACTTTGATCAGCCATTGGTTAATCGCATCTCCTTCAATACCTTCCGGCACTTCTCTTGGGAATCCATATTTCCAACCCTCGGGTGGATCGATCCATAAAATTGTTTTAGTAGTGTTCAATGTTGTTTTTTCCAGAATTCTTTGCGATTCGGGCAAGAACATCATTCCAACCAGAACCCGCTCGTTTGATAGGATTGATTGTGTCGTGTACAACTGGAGGAGCCGAGACCATTCTTTTGAGTTCTCCCTTCTCTTCACAAGAGCAGGTGAAAGGATCATCTTTTTTTGCGATAGAGACAAGTCGTTCCTCAATCTTGTCACACTTTATGCAGCGATAGTCGTAGTTGGGCATGTTTGAAACCAATAAGGTGTTTTTGCGTTTTTCCACTCCATTTTGAAGCGTTCTTGTTTTGTCATATAAAATTTGCGATAGGACTCAACGGGATCGGACTCGTCCATACACTCCGGATTGCTTTTCATGGCTAAACGAAATGGTGTCAAATCAAAGCCTGGAATATTGTTTGGTGTTGGTTTGAGGTGTTCTCGTAGAGACCTATCGGTGAGATGAACCTTTCCATATCGTTCTGTGTACTCATCACAAAGAGCGATAAAGAGCTCGTAGTGCCACAAATAGTTTTGTGTAGACTCGCGAGTCCATACCGTACAAGGATGGTTGAAATGAACCGCATTATACAAGTGATGCTCACGCATATCTGCAAGGTAATAATACTTTGACATCGTTTTACCACTTCTGGATCGTTTCTTTGTTTCCACACCGTCCAACATACGATGAGCAGTCGAGAGCATCTGTGCAGATTCAAGTACCATCTTCGGTACGTGTTTGTCGCAATGCATTGACGCCGCAGTGCGTGGATCTTCATCAAGTATAAAAATATTCATAACAACATACTATCACATACCGTGTAGATGTCAACTCAATAATTCCGGAAATGCATCTCTTACCAAGGTTTTTGTAATCTTCGAGTATTTCTTGTTCGCAAAGGTGGAGAGTTTACCATCCTTGGCTGCAACCAAAATCTTTGCGTCTTCGGCAGAAAGAGTTTCGAGCATAGAGATAAACCAACGTTCCTTTCGTATCTTTGAAAACTTTGCTTGTACGGTACAATTACCTATGTTTACAAATATTCGATTTATATTTGAGATTGGAAACCTTGTCTCTTTGTTCTCTTTATATGGAGGAGCTCCTTCCGGAAAGTCCAACTTGATATTGTCGTTGTACGCAAGTTGAAGAAGAGTCTTCACTTGTTTATATGCATTCCTTTTCAGATACGCAATTCTTTGATCTCGATCTTCGATCTTTTGAGCATTTGCGAAAACCTCGTGGGGCATAAGTGTAATTTTGTCTCTCATAATTTTATTTATTGGTGAAAAATTCTTGTGCTGATTCGACCAGAAGGCCGCAACGGTTTGTGACTAGATAGTTAAGAATCTTATTGTTGTTTTTTCCGCTCTGTTCCCCTACCTGATTAATGACTTCCTCACGAATCTCGGGCGGCGTCTTCCGGAGATTGATCATCCATTCATTACGCTGATAGTTTCTCCATACTTCTTGATCCATGTGGTTCTGTAGGCTGTGACGATTTTCCCACCACTCATCGATCTTCTTTGCACGAAGTGGAGTTTGTCTAAGTTCTTCGGTAAAGGTTTTGTCCGAGCTCAAAACGTTTGGAACACCATCACTTGCATCACCCTTACAGATATGTTCAAACAGATAACGATGTGGATTCTCACAAGTCAAGAACTTGCGTTGAACCGGACTGTATTGTTTAACGTTTGAGAACTGTTGAAGTTGAAGAAAGTCTTTGTCGCCAGAGACAATCAATATCTCTTCGTGACGACCAAACTCCTGCAACTCCGAAACGAGTATTCCGATAATATCGTCTGCTTCCGCACGATCCACTGTGACTACTGGATAAGGAAAGTTCTCTTTGATCTCGTCACGAACAGTGTTCACCATCGTGAAAAAGTTGTTCCAGTCAAGTTTAGATTTCTCTCGACTCTTCTTACGAGCAGCCTTGTACTCTGGAAAGATTTCCTTACGCCATGAACTACTATCACACGCAATTACCATTTGTCCGAACTCATCTCGATTCTTCTGGTTGTGCATTCGCAACGAATTGAGAATCATGTGACGAACTACTCCCTGATCGAGTTGATCGGGATGTTTTTGGGAAAATGCAGCTGCAACTGCAATACCGCTATAATCTACTATAATCATGACACTAATGTATCACAAATGACTGTGTTTGTCAATAGATTTCTATCATATTGCGAATATTTTCCGCAAGCTGTCTTGTTGATTGCGCTTCAGGATCTCCGTGTTTTAGAATACTGCGAAGGTGTTGGTCTATATCCCACAGCTGACAGTAATACTCGCGAGACTTGACTGCTATATCAAATTCTTCCTGTTCATCCGGAAGATCATATTTTAGTGTTGCTTTCATTTTTTAGTACGTGTTTTCGGTGAATCTTTCCGCCCACAAAGGCGTTGTAGTATCTATCGGGTCTGAGAAGAACGTGGTTCGTCATTTGATACCACATTTCCCAATAACTCATTTCTCCTTTGGAGTCGCATAGTCTGAGTATTCTTCTTTCAAATCTATCTCTACCAGATTCTTCTACCAACATTTTGACCTCATCACTGGATCCAAAATAGTCTTTCCAATCTGATTCTTTTACTACCTTACGTTTTCTCTTTTGACCTTTCAGTGGTTGAAGTCTTCTGGTACTGAAGAAGTTCTTCTTTCCAATGTAACGCATATTATTGGTTCTATCTCGTATCTCATAAACAAATCCAATTGCCTTATCTCGGTCTTCTATTTGAAATTTTTTATCATCATAAAGCCACATGAAGATATTTATTCATCCTCCTCAGATACAAAGTAACTTGGATCGTCAATATCCGGCGACGCACAAAATGGACAGTAACAAGGTGTGTCTACCATTGGATGTCCAAACTCGTCTTCGATACTCTCATCTCCAACGGTTGACCATGCAACTTCAAACTCCGTTTTACAGTTGCCACAAAATAGTTTCTCGTGTCCGGCCATATCAACTCTCGCAAACCGCACAATTGTTTATGGAACGGGCGAGTTCCTGAGCAGGATTCGCACTCCTTTGATAATAGAGCGACTTAACTCCTCGTTTCCATGCGTAGATCATCAGATCATTTACTTCCTTTGGTTTGGTGTCTGGCGGAATCATAATGTTTAAAGATTGACCCTGATCTATTGCGAATTGTCTATCTGCGGCTTGTGTGATAATTTCTTTCTGAGAGATCTCTCCAAATGTTTTGAAGACATCTTTTTCATCCTTTGTGAGTTCAGTAAGGTGTTGAACCGAACCGCCTCGTTTGAGAACACTCTTCCAAGCATCTTCTCCCAGACCCTTTTTGTTGAAGAGTTTTGTGAGATAAGGATTTCGGTAGGTGAACTTACCCTTTGCTAAATCCTTTACAAAATAGTTAGAGTTCAGTGGTTCGATTGAAGGAGAAACCTGACCCAGTATAAAAGAACTTGAAGTAGTTGGAGCGACTGCCATCGTTGTGGTGTTTCGCAATCCATATCCGGTAAGAACTTCAGGTTCACCAAGAAGGTTCGCGAGTTCCTTTGATGCGTCACGGCTCCTCTTTTGAATTGTTTTGAAAATACGATTGTTCTTTCCTCTTGCTGTGATTGACTCAAAGGGAATGTCATTGAGTTGAAGATAGGAGTGCCAACCCAGAACACCAAGTCCTAGAGCACGATGACGAATCGCAAAGTTCCTCGGATGTTCCATAAACTCTACTCCGTCAGTCTTGTCAATAAACTCCGACATAACCGCATCAAGGAAATAGATCATCGTTTGAATCGCATCGGTCTCTACTAAATCGTCCCAACGCTCAAGGTTCAAAGAAGAGAGATTACACACAAAAGATTCCGTTGGATTTGTGGGCAACATAATCTCCGAACAAAGATTGGAGTTGTGAATGCGAATCTCCTTGTCCTTATAGACCTGTGGAGCCCCCTTGTTTGCGTTGTCGGTGTAGAAGAT